TGATGATAGTGAATATCCATCTTCTCCAATGTCTATAACACTTTCAACGAGGTAAATTAAAATGGCAGAATTTAGTAATTATTTAGAAAACGCATTTATTAATGCAGCTTTAAGAGCAACAAATTTTACTGCACCTACAACGGTGTATGTATCTTTATATACAAGTGACCCAACAGATGCTGATTCAGGAACAGAAGTATCAGGTGGTTCATATGCTAGAACATCAGCAGCATTTGATGCACCAAGTAACGGTGTAACACAAAACACATCTGATGTTACATTTCCAACAGCTACTGCTTCATGGGGAACAGTTACTCATGTGGCTATTCATGATGCTGCTTCTGCTGGTAATATGTTATTTCACACACCTTTAGATACATCTAAAACAATTGACACAGGTGACATCTTTAAAATTACATCAGGCAACTTAACAGTTACATTAGCTTAAGGATAAATAATGGCACTTGTCGTTAAAGATAGAGTAAGAGAAACAACTACAACCACAGGAACAGGCACAGTTACGCTTGCTGGTGCAGTAGATGGTTTTCAATCATTTTCTGCCATAGGTGATGGAAATACAACATACTACGCTATTGTAAGTGGAAACAACTGGGAAACAGGTCTTGGAACTTATACAGCATCAGGCACAACTTTATCTCGTGACACCATATTAGAATCATCTAATAGTGGAAGTGCTATTACATTAGCTGGGACAAGTGATGTGTTTGTAACATTCCCTGCTGAAAAATCTACTCCATTAGATTCTAATGATGATTTGGTTATTTCTAATAATTTAAGCATTGGTGGTCAAGGATATTCACCAACATTAACATTAACAGATGGTGCAACAATTAACTGGGATACAGATAGTGGTCAAGTGGCTACAGTTACATTAGCTGGTAATAGAACATTTGCAGCACCTACTAATTTAGTAAATGGTGGATTCTACGCATTAGAAATTGTGCAAGATGGCACAGGCTCAAGAACTGCAACATGGAACAGTGTATTTAAATTTACAGGAGCAACAGCACCTACATTAACCACAACAGCTAGTGCTAAAGATTATTTAGTATTTAGAAGTGATGGCACAAACTTGTATGAACAAGGTCGTAGTTTAGGGGTAGGTTAATGATTGTATTACCAGCAGGTGGTCAACAGGCACAATACAACATTGAGCAAAGTGTAAGATTTAGATATGACACAAATGCTAACTTTGATGGTATTAAGTGCTATACAAATAACGGAAGAACAACAGGCACAATATCTTGTTGGGTAAAACTTTCTGATGCTCGTCATGACAACTATCATTACATTTTTGAGCAAGGCGGTGATGCCAATAATAGAATATCGTTGCTTACAAGAAGTTCTGCTGATGCAAACGCATATAGATTACATTTCTTATTAACCGTAAGTGGAACTAATTATCAACTTGTAACCACTAGAGTATTCCGTGACCCAACTGCTTGGTATCATATTGTTGCAGTATTAGATACAACAAATGCCACTGCGGCAGATAGAATGAGGTTGTATATTAATGGTGAAAGAGAAACTGATTTTGTTACAAACACAGTTTCATCAATACCTCAAAACCAAGTTACACGATTTAACAGTAACTGGGATAGAACAGTAGGAAGTTATAGTTATGGGTCTGGTGTATATACTATGGAAGGGTATATTGCTGACTTTAAAATTGTTGACAATCAAGCATTAACAGCAGATGATTTTGGCGAGTATGATGAAACCTATAATACATGGAGACCAAAAGAATACACTGGCTCTTATGGATTAAATGGTGTTCATTTAGACTTTGCTGATAATTCAGGATTAGGTGTAACTGAAATAGGCAAGAATAAAGCTGAATACACTATGTTATCTGCCAGCACAGACGGAACTAATGGATATTATAGATATTCTCAATTATCAGGTGTATCAGATGGTTCTCAAGGAACAATATCAATGTGGGTCAAGTTTGATAACGCTAGTCCAAGTTCTAATAGTGGTAATGCTTGGGATTTAGTATGGGGTTCAAGAGATAACTCTGTTGGTGATTCTGTAGCTATTTATAGATATTCTTCTGGTGCTATTAGTGTCAGATTATATGATAGTAGTTTTAGTAATATCTTGTTTAGTAATTCTACTAGCACATTAACATCAACAACTGATTGGTATCACATTTACACAACTTGGGATACAGTCAACGAATATTTTCATGTGTATATTAATGGTGTTGAAGAAACAATGTCTTCATACACATTTAACAATAATAATAATGTTAATTACACTGTGCCTTATTGTGGATTTGCTGGTGACTTGTATGCACCTTACGGACCAAATACACCTGCTGATTGGGGTCAAATATATGTCAACTATTCAGAATATTTAGACCCAGCAACTTATTTAGATAAGTTTATATCAGGTGGCAAACCTGTTGGTCTTGGTGGTGATGGTTCTTTACCTAGTGGTAATTCGCCAACTGTATATTTAAATGGTGCAGGTGGCACAACAAAAACAACCAATGTTGGAACTGGCGGTGCTTTCACTCAATCAGGAAGTGTTGCTTCTGGTTCATCTTTAACAGGTGAAGGATATAGTGAATATGACTTTACACCTAGTGGTATTTCTTTAACATCTGGTTACACTTATGACTGGATGAAAGATGTGCCTTTGCCTGTTGATGAAGATACAGGTAATTTTTTTACTATGCACCCATTATGGAAGTCTAGCAATTCAACTACTTCTTTTGGTAATTTAAGGGCTCAATCAACTGGCGGAGTCAATCATACTCAATTAGCTAGTCATACATGGCAAAGCGGTAAGTGGTATATTGAAATATATATCGTGAACGGTTCTGATTCAGATATGATTGGTATACAGCGATATATTGATTTTACAGGAACATATACAGATAGTTATAGAGTAGACACTAAAAGTGCTTATGGTGCAGGGTTATATAGAAATGGGCAAGTATATACCACATCAGGAGCAACTAACTGCACAGCATCATTTACCACTGGTGATACCATCATGATGGCTATTGATATAGATAATGATAAAGTATGGTGGGGTGTAAACGGCACTTGGGGTAATTTAGGAGGTGCAGGTGTAGGTGACCCAGCTAATGGCACTAACCCACACTTTACTAATGTTGTATCTGAATATGATGGCAATATTTTTGGTTTATCTGATGCTTCGTCAGGTAGTAATTATGATATGGCTATAAATTTTGGACAACAGCCATATAACTATACACCACCATCAGGATTTAAAAAGTGTAACTCATATAATGTTGAAGGGTATAGAGTATCTACTGGAGATCAAGAAATTGCATCAGGTAAAGATACTCATGATATTAAAACTTGGACAGGAAACGGAACAAGTCAAGACATTACAGGATTAAAATTTCAACCTGATTTAGTTATAATTAAAAATTTATCTACTGCAAGATACTGGCGACTGCAAGATTCAGTGCGTGGTGCAACTGGCACAGATACCATGTTATATACAAATAACAGTAGTAATGCGGCTAATTATAGTAATGCAATTACTTCATTTAACAGTGATGGTGTTTCATTAGGAACTGATGTTGGTGTTAATGAAAGTGGTAAAAACTTTGTAGGATACTTTTGGAAAGCAGGTGAAGGAACAACATCGTCTAATACAGAAGGTTCAATTACCTCTACAGTGAGTGCAGCTTCAGAAGTAACAGGCATGAGTATTGCAAAATACACAGGTAATGGCACAGCAGGTGCAACGATTGGACATGGGCTAAATACAACATTTTCATATTCACATCTTTATATGGTGAAAAATTTAAGCACCAGTCAAAATTGGGCATTAGCACATAGAGTTGCCAATGTAACACGATACATTCCTATGCCATTAGGTGCTAGAACAACAGATTCTACAATATGGAATGACACATTAATGAACGCAACTGTAGCAACAGTTGGAACAAGTGCATTAACAAACACAAGTGGTGATGATTATATTTTATATTCTTTCTCATTTGATGGTGGCAGAATATATTATTATCGTGGTTCAGGAACAGATAATGGACAAACATTTATTCCATTAAACTTTAAACCATCAATGATATGGATTAAACCTAGAGACAATACTACTCAATGGTATGTATGGGATAATGGTCAAAATACCCATAACCCTAGAAACACATTTCATTATTTAGATTTAACAAACACACCGAATACAAGCGGAGCAGATATAGATTTTCTATCTAATGGTGTAACTATTAGAAACACAGCAGCAGATTTAAATGGAAGTAGCACAATTTATGCATTTGTTGCTTTTAAAGACACTCACGCAAAATACTCATTAGCAGGATAAAACATGGCATATAAACTAAACGGCAAAGTAATTAATGGTTCATTTACTCATAATGGCAATCAATATCCTAGCAACTGGTTAGCATTGTCAACACAGGCAGAAAAAGATGCTATTGGTATTACATCGGAAAATGAAACAGACAGAGAAGATGATTTCTATTACCATAATGGTGATATAAATACACCTAAAGCATTAGATGATGTAAACCAAACAGATGATGATGGCAATCAACTATATGAACCTGATGGCACAACACCATTAGTCACTAAAGGTTTAAAAACATTATGTGAAGAAGCTGTTAAGAAAACATCACATACTTTATTATCTAAAACAGATTGGTATGTTACTCGCAAGTATGAACAAAATGTTGTTATACCTGATGACATTACTACAAAACGAACAGCATTAAGAAATGAATCTAATAGGTTACAAACTGCTATTCAAGCTGCTACAAATGTTGCAGAATTAATTACAGCGATGAACTCACAAGATTGGGGTGAATAATGTTTGGCATACATGGGTTTTCTGAAAAGCCATATAGCTCATTATTCTACAATCCAGTATTAGCTAGTGGTGACATTACTGCTGATGCAACAGTAACAGGTTTTGGTGGTTTAGAAAAAAGAGCCACTGCAAGTGTATCTGCCGATGCAACATCATCTGCTGTAGCAATACGATTAAGAACAGCATCTGGTGCAATATCAGGTTATGCACTAATGGATGCAGAAGGTTTTTCATTAGCAGTAGCTAGTGGAACAATATTTTCTAATGTGAGTGTAACTGCATTAGGTGGTGTTGTATTTGCATCAGGTCCTATCAACATTAATGCAACAGCAACATCAACAGGTCTTGGTGGTGTTGAATATGATGGTGTTGGAAATATCAATACAACTGCAAATGTATCAGTATTAGGTAATGCTATCTTTGTTGGTGATGCAGTGATTAATGCAAACGGAACATTATCATCAGCAGGGTATATATTAGGTGAAGAATGGACAGATAGTGCAGTTGGATCAGAAACATGGACTGCATCATCTACTGGAAGTGAAACATGGGTGGAAGATACACCTGAATCAAATACATGGTTACGACAAGGATAAAACATGGCAAAAACAAAAATATCTCAATATGATTCAACCGCAGCTAACAATACCGATATAGATGGTATTAATATTGCTGAATCATGTCCGCCTTCAGGTATTAACAATGCAATTCGTGAGGTTATGGCACACCTTAAAGACTTTCAGTCTGGGGTTAGTGGTGATACATTACCTATAGCATCTGGTGGAACAGGAACATCAACAGCATCTGGTGCTAGAACAAGTTTAGGTTTAGGTGCTTTAGCAGTTAAAGATACTATTGCAACTACTGATATAGATGCAGATGCAGTCACTAATGCAAAAATTGCAGATGATTCTATCGATTCAGAACACTATGTAGATGGCTCTATAGATACTGCACATATTGCTGACGATCAAATAACAAGTGCTAAAATTGCAGACAATGCAGTTGGTGCAGATGCACTCAATGTTAGTGGTAACGGAACTTCTGGACAAGCATTATTATCTGATGGTGATGGCACATTTAGCTGGGGAACATCAGGTGGTATTACAGAAACAACAGGTTCTGCACCATATTATGGAGCAAGAGCATTTGCTAACTTTGATGGAACATTAACAGGAACAATCACACCTCGATCACAAGGTAATATTGCAAGTATTGTTAGAAACTCAACAGGTGTTTATACAGTAACATTTACTGAAGCGATGCCTGATGCAAACTATTGTATTATTGGAACTTGTGGTGAAAACCCTGTTAATAACGGAACTGTATATTTAAATGCTATATTTATTGCAGCAGGTGGTCATGGTATCACACCAACAAAAACAGCTAGTTCATTTAATTTCCAAACTATATTTGCTGATGGAGGTAGTGGCTTCGGTTATTTAACTGACTATGATGAAGTTTCATTCACAATTATAAGGTAAATTATGGCAACTAGAATACAATTTGAAGAATGGTTGCCTGACCAACCATCAGTAACATCATTAAGAGATGCAAAGAATGTATACCCTACAAGCGTAGGTTATGCACCATTTAATAATGCAGTAGACTTTTCTCAAGCTGCATCTGAAAATATTAATTCTGTATTTGGTGCTAAATATGGTGATGAAGTAGCTATCTTTGCAGGTGGTGCAAGTAAATTGTTTAAACTTGATGCAACAGATTTATCTGTAGACGATGTATCAAAATCTGGTGGTTACTCTGGTAGCACATGGAACTTTACACAATTTGGTAAAGTTGTTATTGGTGCTAACAATCAATCTAAATTACAATCATGGACTATAGGAGCATCATCTGCATTTGCAGATTTAGATACAAATGCACCGATTGCTAAATATGTCACTGTAGTTCGTGACTTTGTAGTCACTGCTAACTTAAATGCAAGTGTAGATACAAACAAAGTTCAATGGTCAGATATTAACGATGAAACTACATGGACAAGTGGCACAACATCACAATCAGATTATCAGATTATCCCTGATGGTGGTGATATTACTGGCTTAACTGGTGGTGAAATAGGTTTAATCTTTTTAGAAAAATCTATTGTTCGTATGTCTTATGTTGGCTCACCATTATTCTTTCAGTTTGACACAATTTCAAGAGGTTTAGGTTGTTTAGAAGGTAATTCTATAGCACAATATGGTGCTACATCATTCTTCTTATCTGCTGACGGTTTTTATAAATGTGATGGTCAGACAGTAACAGGGATTGGCACAGAAAAAGTAGATAGATATTTCTTTGATGATGTTGATTTAACATCACTAGGAACTATGTCTGCTGCGGCTGACCCTATTAAAAAATTAGTAGTATGGAACTATAAAAATGTTGATGGTGGTCGCAGTATTCTTATATACAACTGGCAACTAAACAAATGGTCAAGAGTAACTACTGACTCTACAGGAGTAGGAACTATATCTACAACTGGTTATACATTAGAAGGTTTAGAGACTGTATTAGGATACACCGATTTAGAAACTATACCAGCATCACTAGACAGTCGATTATGGGTTGGTGGTAAGTTCTTATTTGCAGGATTTCAAGATACTAAAATTGTTACCTTTACTGGCACAACTTACAATTCTGAAATTATTACACCAGATATAGAAGTTGGATACAATTCTGTAGCAACTTTAGTTAGATCACAAATAGATAATGGTAGTGCTAATATTAAGATCGCATCAAGACGAGAACTAGATGATAACATACAGTTTGGTTCATCATCTACAACATCATCAGAAGGTCGAGCAAGTGTTAGAAGTGCTGGTCGTTATCATAGGTTCTCTATAACGCCAACAGGAAACTGGACTAACGCATCTAGTATTGATGTAGATTTTAGAACTCAAGGTAATAGATAATGCAGTTTAGACGATTACAACCACAGTATGCAGATACTCGTGAAATTGCAGAAGTTACCAATCAAATATTAAATGGTAAGTTAAATTGCACAGGCACATTTGATTTAGATACAAGTTGGGCAACAACAACGACTATATACAATGAGCGTATCTCTACAGACTCTAAAATACTATTAGTTCCATTTAGTGATGCAGCAGAAACATCTACAGCACCTTATGGTGAGTTTACTAAAAACACAGATCAGTTAGCACCTAGTGCTGGTAATACAGCAGTTGTTGAATGGACTACCGAACATGAAGTTAATGGAGTGTATTTAGATACAGGTAACACATCTAGAATATATGTAAGAAATGACGGCATATATAAAGTATTATTTTCATTGCAATTAGCAAATGCTAATAACGATGGAGAACACGCAGATGTATGGTTTAGAGTTAATGGAACTGATGAAGCAGATTCAGGAAAGAGATTTGGTTTGCCTGCAAGAAAGTCTAATGGTGACCCATCTCACTTAACTGGAACTTCAAGTCATGTGTTAGATTTAACAGCAGGTGATTATATCGAGATAGCAGGAGCAACATCTTCGACTGATGTTTCTCTTGAACATTTTACTGCAACAACGACAACACCTTACACAAGACCTGCAATACCGTCTGCACAAATAAATATTACATACATTGCACCATTTAGCATGGACAATGTATATGTGTCTGCACAGCAAAACGGACAAGCAACAGTATCACACTTTGCTAATAATACATCAAACAACACATATGGGTATGTTATAATAGGGTAGTATATTTCTAGGATTTGTATCATGGAAACTAACCTATTCGTAGTTCCTACTACACACATACATCAGTTTTGGCATTTAGCTGAAAAACATTTACAACGAGCTATAGATACTGGTAACGGTGAATTTACACTAGACCAGTTAAGACAGTTTGTCTCACAAGGCAATTCAGAACTATTCTTAATACTAAAGGATAAAGAATGTCTTGGTGCATTTACAGTCCAATGGGTTATGTATCCTAACGACAGAGTGGCATATATCACTTATATAGGTGGTTATACAGATCACAGATGTTGGGAACAATTTCTTAATTGGGTAAAGAATAACGGTGGAACTAAAGCACAAGGTTCTACTGCAAAAGAATCCATAGTTCGTTTATGGAAACGAAAATGGGGTATGAAACCTAAATATACATTAATGGAGTATAAATTATGATATCGTTTAACAAACTATTCAACATCTTCTTTGGAACAGGAATGGTGCAATTATTGACATTCTACAAAGGAGGAGGTGGTGGAGGTAGCACACAAACTACACAAAACCAATTAGACCCTACTGTTAGACCGTTTGTTGAGTATGGTTTAGAAGAGGCTAAAGCATTATATCAAACAGATACTCCACAATACTATCCATATCAAACCTATGTAGACCCATCATCACAAACTCAATCTGCATTACAAGCTGCACAAAATAGAGCATTAGCTGGTAATCCATTAGTGCCAGCGGCTCAACAACAATTACAAAACACAATACAAGGTCAAAATTTAGGTCTCAATCCATACTTTGCTAACGCACTACAAGGTGCGGCAGGTGTTGCTACTACACAGTTCCAAGACGCTCTAAAAGACATTGCATCTCAAAGTTCACGAGCTGGTCGCTATGGTTCTGGTGCAATGGGTGACTTACAGTCAAGAGCATCTACCAATCTAGCTAAAGAGTTGACAAGCAGAGCTGGAGAACTAGCTTATCAAAACTATGCGGCTGAAAGAGCAGCACAAGAAAGAGCAACACAATTAGCACCATCTATGGCTCAAGCTGATTATGCAGATATAAATCAATTATTAAATATAGGTCAAATGTCTGAAGATTACCAAAGACAAGCATTAGAATCAGATATTGCTAGATATGACTTTGAACAAAATAAACCATATCAAAAACTTTCTGCATACCTTGGTGCTGCATATGGCGCACCTATGGGTCAAGTGTCTACAACAGAATCTTCAGGAGGTGGCAAGTAATGTGGAATTTTATTGTTCCAGCTGCGATTGGAGCTGTCACTTCCTATGCAATGGGTAAAGACCCAGTGCAAGGTGCTGCTGTTGGTGGTTTGACAGGTGGGCTTTTTGGTGGTGGTTTTGAAGGTGGCTTGTTTGATGTAGGCAAGGGTGTAGCGACTAACTCTATGACTACACCAACACTAGGTGGGCTAACATTAACAGGGGCTGGATCAGGTGGTGCTGCGGCAAGTGGATTAGCATCAGGAGCAACATCTATAGGTGTTCAAGATTTAGCAACTCGTGACCTTATTAACTCAGGTTTTAAAGACACTGCAATGACTATGCAAGACATAGACGCATTAAACCCAGCATTAGCTGAAGGTTATGACGATGTGTTAATGGATCGAGTTAATAACTTATCTACTGACATTGTGCAAGATAATGTTATGCCAGGTGTAGGTATTAATTTAGATCAAGCTGCAATTGATGATGTAATTACACCAGGATTGAGCAATATATATGAAGAAGCACCATACATGGCTATTCGTGATGGAGTTGCACCTGATATGAGTTACATTCCGGGTCAACTAGGTGATAAGTTTGAAGGTGTTAAGGTTCAAAACCCATATATGTATACAGACAATTCAGTGGTTGCTCCTACTGATTTATTAGAAACAGAAGAGCCAAGATTCTTTAGTAAAGCAGTTGATTATGCAAAAGAAAATCCTGTAAAAGTTGGGATAGGTGGATTAGGCTTATTATCATTGCTAGACCAACGTCAAACAATGCTTCCTACTAGCGCTGGTGGTGGAAGTATTAAAGCAGGTAGCCCTGATGCAGTAAAATATAACCAAATGGTTTCATCATACACTCCAAAACAACGTAGACAATTCTCACTTATTTAGGAATACACATGGCAGATAAATTCACAACAATGCTACAAGGCGGTGGTTTCAATCCATATAAAGGATTTATGCAACCTGGTATGCAACAACAATTTCAAGACGCACAGATGTTTGATACATTTATGGGTCTGTTGGGTGGCTATGGCAATTCTTTATATAAAGGCTACAGTCCAACTCAAAAGATTTTCAACACTATTGTTGGTGGATACACAGGAAGCCAAAACACAGTAGATCGATTTGGTAAAATCCTACAAGCACAAACAGGTCTTACTAAAGACAGACTTGATATTGCGCAAAAAGGTATGCAAAACCAAGAATTAATGAACAAAATGATCGCTACAAAAGAATTAGTTGATAGCAGTAATGATCCTTTCTTAAAAAGAGCATACAGCATTGATCCGGGTGCTATTACTAAAGCCGTATATGAATCTAATTATGCAAAAATGCCTAGATTAAGTGGTGATGATTTCTTCATTGCCAAAGCTTTGAATTATGACATCAATAATATGTCACAAGAACAAGCACAAAACATCATGAAGATCAGACAAGGTATGTCACCAAAAGATTATGCTGACTTACAAATCAATATTGCAAATATTAAAAAAGATATTCCTTCATTGGCAGATCAAATTCCACCTGGATATACTCAAAATGATGCTATGAATCAAGTCATAAGAAATGATCTTGTAAACAAAGTAAATCAGTTTAGTGAAGGCAATCAAGGAGGATATAGACCTCCAACATATATGCCCGGATATAATGTTAATATTCCATCAACTGATATATTAAGTAACAAACCATCATTTACTGCGTCTAAAGATGCTGAGTTTGTTGGAGGTGGATATACCCTACCATCAACCACCAATAAACAACCAGTAAATAAAACGGAACAATACCTTGCAAATCAAAATCAAATTCAAAACATTGTAGACCTAAATAAACAAATTTCTAAAAACACAGGTATTCAAGGTCTCACATCAGATTATCAATATTCGCCTAAATTTATACAAAAAATGATGGATGCAAAACTTGATAATCAAGTTAAATATACACAAATGTTTGATGATTTTAACAACACTTTAGAAAGTATTGACCAATTAAGTAATCATGCAGGTTTTAATAAGTTATTTAGTGCTGGTGGATTTATTCAAGGCAAACTTTCTAGGGATGCTATACAAGCCAAATCTATTTATGACAACATCATATCTAAAGGTGTATTAAATAAATTAGTAAACATGAAAATTAACGACCCTAATGGTGCTACTCCATTTGGTCAAATGAACTACTCTGAATTACGTTTAGTTTATGATTCATTTATTAAGCTAAAAGAAGCTGGTGGTGATCCTACTGCTGCAAAATTAGCTTTAAGTGAATTAAAAGAAAATATGAAGTTGGCTAGAGGCTATATGATGCAGAAAAGCCAAGGATATTACGGAGATGAATTAAACTCTAGTTACCCACAAATGTATTCACCTGATAACCTTGTTGGTCCTGGTGGACGATATGTAGCGACAGGTAAAGTGTTACAAGGTAAATACTATGGAATGGCAGATAACTTACAACCTGATGTATATTATGTGGTTATGGAAGATGGAACATATATCCCTGTTCCAAATAAAAAAACAGGCAACAATTTAACTAGACAAGACTATTATAAAAGGAATTATTAATGGTAGATCAGCTTATTGCACCTCCAGTGGAGGTTATAGGGGAGCTTGAAGACAATCCTTTTAACTTTGAACTTGACCCAACAAAAGCAGTTAAAGGAACAAATAGAAAAGATATAGACTTTCGTCCAGAAGACACTAGAGTCCCTCTAGAAAACAATCCTTTTGATTTTGATATCGAGGCACAAAAAGAAAGAGTTCCGAAAGACATACGAGTGTCTGACCCTATATCTTTTGTTATAAATACTGCGGCAAATTTTCCCGGATCAACCTTAGATCTTGCAAAAGCATACGCAGAACCAATCATTCACCCTGTAAGAACTGCGCAAAATGTTAAAAAGATATTTAACGGTTTTGCTGAGTTAAAAGCATATCACGAACTAAGGGAACAAAACCCAAACAATCCTGATTTAGCTATTACAGATGATATGAGAGCTGCGCAATCAGTTTTAGATTATTATGCTGAAAGATATGGTGATTGGAAAGGTGATGAAACAGACTCTTGGGATGTAATAGGCAAAAAGATATTAAGAACTATTGAGAATGATCCAGCAGGTTTTCTTGGCGATCTAACTATGATTTTTTATCCTACAGGTGGAATAACTAATCTAAGTGGTAGAGTATTAGGATCTGTAGAAAAAGCCTTAGGAAGCACAGGTAAAATTGGTCAAACAGTAACTAAAACAGGTCAAGCTATAACCACAGCAGGAACAAAGATTGATCCTATTTTTAGAACTGCGCAAATTGGTAAAGCAGTAGGTGTTCCTATTTTAAATTACATGGCAGGCCCTGGCACTACTCAATCTATGAATCAAGCCTTCAAAGCTGGACAAGCAGGTGGTGAGGCAAACAAATCATTTAGACAGGCTATTAAAGGTAAAATCAAAGAGTCTGATATCTTAAAGGCATTTAATAAATCAGTAAATTCTTTTAAAGCTAAGATTAGTAGTAATTTCAATTCTTTTGCTAATAGAATTAAAACTGTTAAAAATAAAGGCACTGAATCTATAGACTTCTTAAATAGAAAAATAGATGAGATTAGAAAAGATTTATTTGAAGATGTAGAAGTTCCAACAGGTAATAAAATTGAGTCTAAAACTGTAGATTCTAAAGGCAACCCTATTGAATCTGTAGATGAAATAAACATTGTAAGGCAAAAAAAACCCGGATCTAAGAATGTTGATGTTGAAAACTTTCTGTTATTAGAAGAAAGACTTGATCGTTTTAAAAATATGAATAAGTCTGACATTACGGGTGGTGATTTATTAAACCTAAAACAAGATATTCAGTCCTACTTTACTCCTGGCAATAAATACAATGATGTTATTACAGACGCTAATAAATTATTTTTAGATGATTTAAACAAAATAGACACCAATACAAATAGTGTGTTTAGCTCTTATTCTAAAATGATTGATGATTTAGATGACTTAGTGGTTACTACAGGCAAGTCAGATAGACCACAACTACAAATCGGCAAACTACAAACTTTATTAAGAGATACTCCAAGAGGTAAAGTAGGTTTGCAAGAAATGGATAAGTTACTAAAAGAGTTAGATACTAATGTCCTAAATCAACTTGGTGGACAAAACCTAAATAGAATATTTAATATGGGTGGTATAAAAAATACACTCGGAGCTACAGGTGCTGGAGCAGTAGGGTCTTCAGGTATTTTGGGTGGTGTAGGTGTTGGTGTTAATCTGCCACTTGTATTAGGTTTATTTGGAGGGGGTGCTGCAGCATCTTCACCAAGATTACTAGGAAATATATCTAATATATTAGGTGTAGGTTCTAGATATACCAAACCTGGTGTTATTTTACCTGGAATGGGTGTAGACCGTGCAGTTCAACAAACTGCTTATGAGCCGTTCCCAATAGATCCAATGGATGTAAGCAAAATGGATTATCAAATTAATCCTAATTTGTTTGATCCTGACTTTTTAGCACGATGATATGGCACGACTTAACCCTACCCCCTATCAACTTATACAACGCACCAAAGGTAACCCATGGAACAAGTAAAAGAAACAGTAGCAGTTCACTCGGCAGAAATTGATCATATGAAACGAGATATTGACTACATCCTTGAAAAAGTAGATAAGATGGATCAAAAGGTAGATAACATCGAGAAAGTTTTATCTGAGCTAAATGGTGGCAAAAGAGCCATGATGTGGTTCATAGGTGTTATTGTGGCTATATTAAGTTTCTTATTTGGTCACTGGATGGATAAATAATGGATAGAATGACCATTATCATCGTTTGTTTTTTAATTATTGGTTTAATATGGATACAATATGCGTTTTCTGCTGACACTACTATCAAATATTCTGGGATGCCTGTCCCATCTGCTATGTCTCCTAGCATTAGTGCTTTC